CAGGATCGTATAAACTAATTTCTAATTCTTCCCAAGCTCCCTTACCTTTAATGTATCTCTTAACATTAATGTGGTCAAGTTCGATTGTTTCAAAGGCTATTGTCGGTCTGTTAGCTGTCTTTATAAGATAAGCTGGTATACCCTCGATGTACATAATGTACCGATTTTTTGTTTTTGGTTCAAACGGTGTGAACATTATCTCACTCGGATCTAATAAGTCTGGCATCTTTATTCTCCATAAATTATATTTTTCTCAACTATAAATATCAAATTATTAAAAAAACAACATAATCATTTTTCATAGTTTTTTTGAAGTTTTATTTCAACCTCATATATAAATATACACGGCAACAAAAAACCCCTCAAAAAAGAGGGGTTATTTTGTTTAGTTAATCTATTGATTAAACTTACGCTGGGAATGTAGCTCCTGTTGGTAATACTACGAAGTCCAATACAATAAATTCAGCGGTTCTTGTAGGTTGGATAAATATCTGACCAACAAGTTGATTTCTATCAATCACATCAGGTGTGTTATTGGTATCATCCATAACTACCTTAAATGCGGATAGACCACTATTTGCTTGTACTGATTCTAAGAACGGATTCACAATATTTAAGAAACGATTTCTCGTTGCTGATGTGTTCTGTTCAAATACTAAGTATCTTGAAGAAGATGCGATAAACTTCTTCAATCTAATCAACAATCTACGAACATTAACCCTATCGAGTGCTGATGGACGACCTTGTAAGGTTTTTTGTCCCCAAACACATACACCTTGACCTGGGAATGAAGCGATTGGATTAACCCTTGCTTCATACAACTCATCTCGTTCATCGTGTGTCAAACGAGTTTGTGCTTCTAATACCGTAGTTAAACCACCACGATTTAGACCAGCTGGTGCGAACCATTCGTGTGCCACTTTATCAGTAAATGCGATTACTCCAGGTAATACTACTGATGGTGGGACCCATACTGGTAAGGCTGTGTTTCTATCAACAATCTTTACCCAAGGATAATATGTTGCTGCGTAATTAGTATCGAGTGCTTGTATAGCTGCTGTTACTGATGATATAGAACCACCATATATGCTACTATCCAAGATATAGAATGCATCACCACGTTCTTCACATTTAGAGATTGCGTGATTTGTAATCTTCGGATGTAAATCGTGGATAACACCAGGTGTTACTAACATATTGATATCAAATTCATCAGGATTACTGATTGCGTTAATAGCTTTCTTATAAGCTACTGCTCCAGCTGCTGTTGCACTTGAAATATCAAACCCTTGTGTATTCGATGCTACTATGTCACTTCCAGTTTTCTTTGGATTAGCAGGATTCTCTCCGTCAAATCCACCTTGAAATGGAACAACAAACTTTCTCTGTTTGATGTTAGATAAGATAAGTGTTATCTTTTCAGTACCATCTGAGAATGTAGTTCCTGTTACACTTGCATCTGCACTACCATTAATATCTTCAAGACTCATAGTCACATGACTACCAGCTCCTGCGTTATTTGGTAATGGTGACAAATACTGATTTGCATCTGCGTTACCAAAATCATGACCAAATAAAATATTGTGGTCAAAAGTACCTTGTGCATTAGACTGACTCTGATTGAACGCCCATACTGGTATGTCTGTTCCTCCAGGTGTAGGATTAGTTATTGCTGCGTGTCCCATAGGAACAAGAGATTTTGGTATAGAGTTTTCGGCAATATCACCAAAATCTGATAGGTAAATATGTCTTGACCTATTATCCCAATCACCATTGTAAGTGAGTTTACCATTAGCATCTATTGTTACATATCTATCACCAATTCTTCTTGCAAAGTAATTAGGACTTGTTGGATCTAAATTTAGATTATCAAATTGTTCTAAGACATTATCCTTAGTCAAATTGTTATCATCTAATCCAGTCTGTCTAACTTGTAATGAAAATGAACCATAATCACTACCTGCTATTGTACCTGCCTTCTTAACACTTAGTATAGCAATCTTGAATTTGTTATTCACATTTGTACCATGTGAACGAGTATTAACTTTAAATAAGTTATATCTCGATTTATTAACTAATTGTGATTGTATAAAAGGTGTTGAAGCGTGGTTATAAGCTGCTGATGTAAAATCAACTGCATTATATGAAGCACTTACAATCGAAGCAGTTGTATTTGTTAAATCTGTCGTGTATGTACTTGTCAAATTACTTTGTGCATGTTTGAAGTTTTTATACAAGTAAATTGGTACGGTTGATGTTCCTGATTTTTGTACTTGTGGATCACCACTTAATGCTACATCGATGTAATCTGCACTTGATGTGTTGAATGAAACCGTAGCTGAGAATGCCGTAACACTCTTTGCTCCAAAGTTACTTCCACTTGCGGTCAAAGTAAATTTAGAATAAGCTCCAGTACCAACCGCAGGTTGTGTTACTGAAACTTCGTTTAATCTTACAGTTCCATCTGAACCACCTCTTGATGGTGCTACAACGGCCATAGTTTGAGTTGTTACACCAACTTCTGATGCTGCACCCACACTACCCGTTAAGTTAATTTGTACTAAATCAGCAGAATATCCACCTGTATTAAGAACACGAACTATTGTTACGGTTCCTGCACTTCTTAGGTATTGTTCTACTGCGTACGGCGTGTATATATTTTTGTCCGTAGATCCAAACATTTCTTCAAACTCACTAAAATTACTTACTATTGTTGGTACAAAAGCAGGACCTTTTACAGTTGGTCCTACAATTGCCGCTCCAATAGCTGCAATTCCAGCAGGTAGAAATGATAAATCACGTTCTCTCGTAAATACACCCGGACTTACGATTCGTTCTGCCATTTATTTTCTCCTATTAATGTTATGATTTAAATAACTTTTAATCCCATGTAGGGATTTAAATATTTAATATAAATATCTTATAACTTTCCCAAACGATTGGTTTGGGGGAGATTATTTTAAGCAGTTTCTGAAGGTGCAGTTGAAGTAGGTGTAAATACACCAGTCTGTGGATCTAATGATCCAGGTCCGTACTTTTCATTTAACTGCTTAACAATTTCTTGTTCCTTTTCTTGTAAAGAAACATAATCTTTTTCAAATTGTTCTTCAGTTTTTTCAAGTGCCTCTACTTGTTGATTAAGTAGAATTTTTTGTACTCTCAACTGACCAAATTGTGCCTGTTTTTCTTGGTATCCGTCTTGTAAATCTCGTAGTGCCTTCAATTCATCATCTGTAAATTTTACTTCAGATGTTTGATTTTCTACTTTTTTTGCCAAGTTAGATTCTTCTGTTACAGCCATAACTTTATCTCCTATTTTTGTTGTTTATATTATAACTTATATTATGTATATATATATCAAGTAGAATTCTCTAATTCACTTTTTTCTTGAGAATTTCTACCTCTTGTTTTAATTCTTTAATTGATTCTATCAATAATGGAACGATTCTTTTATAATCTACCCCTAAATAACCATTTTTTCTCTCTACTACAATTTCAGGTAATATTTTTTGAACTTCTTGAGCAACAACTCCAACATCGTGTCCTCTTTCTTGTGCCCATCCAGGTGATTTATCATTCCAATCAAACTCAACTCCTCTAATCTCACCTATTTTATCCAATGAACCTTTAATATTTTGTATATTATCTTTAAGTCTTTCATCTGATGAATTATATGCTACAACATCACCATCTGCTACTATATCACCACTTGATGATATCTGTGCCATAGTAAGGTGAGAAGATATTGAACCACTTACATTACCCGTTGGTATAACATTACCAGTTACGGATATACCAGTAGGTGTGGTTTGAAATTTTGTACTATTGTTATAATTTAAATCAACTGAATTTGCTGCGTTTAAAACCAACATAGTCTTAGAACCAGCTGCATTTTGAAATGTCTGTGTTCCTGACCTATAAAATATATTTCCTGTTCCAGCATCTTTTATGTAACTATTACTACCATCGTGATGAATTTGTAAATCATTTGCATCACCAAAATTAATTTTAGCATCATCTGGTAGTTTTATGCCATTACTTGCTGTTACTTGGTTGAGATGGGCGGTGCTGCCCGATACTACGACTTTTTTCCAATTTGGCATTTAATTTATCTCCTATTGCGGTTGGTTACTTCTATCGAAGCCCACTTCCCATCATCTGCCAAGAGATGGGCCAACATTAGTTACTTATTCTTTACCCAAACACTTCCGTTTTCTTCCTTGTACTTAGAAAGAACTTTATTGACTTCTGTTGGTTTTTTGTCAATTAGAGCATATTGAGTTTTTAATT